ATGAAACACGAGAAACCGGAACTCTCCAGAAAGAATCCCTACTGTCTGCCGAAGTATCGATACCTGGAACTCAAGAACTTCTGTTTCCAATACAACGACTGGAAACGGGCACTGGCGAGGCTGAATGGCTGGCGAGCGCAGGAGGGCGATATGGGTGGCATCGTAAAGAGCAACGTACCATCTGACCCGACTGCACGAGAAGGAATGCTGAGAGCGTACTATTCGCAGCACATTGAACTCATTGACCGCTGCATTTACAAAATGGAACCGGCGCTCCAAACATACATCCGGAAAGGTGTAACGGAAGGACTGTCCTACAAGAGTCTTCGTGCAAGGGGATGTCCGTGCGGCTCCCAGATGTACTACGACTTCTACCGCAAGTTCTTCTGGCTTTTGAGCATCGAACGCCAGTGACGCGAAATTAACAGACTCCTTTATGGAGGTGAGATAAATGGCAGCAAGAGATTGGAGCAAAGTGGATTGGACCAATAACGAAGACAATAATCTTATACGTGAATTTCTTGCAGATTCTGATAATATCATGAATTGCAACCAATGCCCGTATAAGATGAAGCATCCGAGTTGGGACGCACTGCCTTGTGGACAATACCATTGTTGGGTTGAGTTGTCTTGCTAAAGGCGAGAGCCGTGGAGAAATCTGCGGCTCTTTATTTTTTTTTATCCGGACGCGAAAATTTCAGCCGCCTTTATGAAAGGTGGTAGATACTTATGTTTAGTCTGATTATTGCAATTCTGATCATTGTACTGCTGGTGAAGGCGATCGGCCTCATTGGCGCAAAAACGGAAGAGGTGAGACAGAGAACAAAGAGAAGACACTAAAGAGTGAGAGCTGCTGAGAAATCAGCGGCTCTTTCTTTTTACGCAGACGCGAAAAATTCATGGCATATTATGGAGAAGATAGCTCAGCATGGGAGAGCGCCGCTTAACTGCGGAGGTCATGGGTCCAAATCCCATTCTTTTCTTTTTGCGCAGGCGCGAAAAAATCAGCCTCCTTTATGGAAGAAAATGTTAATAATAGGAGGTAACTGCTATGTTTAAGTATATTATTAAGGGTTTCGAGGAAATGATGAATTCTATCGAGAAGGGCTTTAACGAGACGATGAACGTCTCTTACCCTGAGGTGGAACGCAACGAACTCGAGCTCATTACTGATTACTACATGGGCGTACGATAAAACATTCGACCAGAGATGGGTCCGGGGAAACTCGGACTCTTTCTTTTTTCTATTCTAAGTTAGACGCGAAAAACTCCGCTTCTTTTATGGAAGAAGATGGCTTCCGAAGAACGAAAGGAGATTTTTACGATGAAACATTACAAGAGAGTAAAGGCTACTTACGACCGCGGTTATGTGAACGCGATGGATAAGATACGTGTGTTTATCGAGAGCAACCAGAAAGTTATGTACATTGGTACAGGCGAGTATGCGAATGCCTCGACAGCACAGGCATCTTACACGAACGCGATAAACCTGATCCGGGCCAGTGGTCTGGTACGAGCTGCTTGCAACAGAGGAGAATTATTTCTGATTCGCAACGACATCTGAGCCGACAAGGGCTGTGGAGAAATCTACAGCTCTTTATTTTTTTTTTTCATCACGCACTCGCCCAAAAGGCGGTGTAGAATATTACAAAGGAGAAATTCAAAATGGTGTATCTGGTTTACCTGCTTGCATTGATATTTATCGTGCTTGGCTTTCTGTTCGGTGTTTCGGTCGGGTGGAAGTGTGTACATGGCAGGAACGCGGTCGGGAACTTGATGATCGCCCCCGGAGACGAGAACGAACAGCCTTATATTTTTCTCGACCTGACGACATCCATAGAATATCTGGAAAGCTCCGAATATGTGGTGCTGAAAGTGAAACCGCTGGAGACGCGAGAAAAACAGTCCGTTTAACGGAGGAAACTCCGAATTTACTGATAAAGGAGAAGATCAAAATGGAAAACAAAACATTATTGAACGAGACTTTGGAAAGTGGGATGGAATCGCTGAAAACGATGAAGCCCGGTTCTGAGGAGTATGCCGCTGCGGTGAACAGCCTGGCAAAGCTCCACGAGATGCAGATGAACGAGACTGCGGAAGAGAACAGCAAAACTGCGAAGGAAGACGAACTGCAGCTGAAGTGGCATCAGGCGGAAGCCGACGTGCAGAAGGCTGACTCTGACCGCAGGATCGAAATTCTGAAGACCGTGGGCGGCATTGCCGGAACGCTCATCATGGGCGGCTTATTCGTATGGAACCAGGTGAACGGATGGTTCAACGAGGAAGAAGGACACATTCCGCTGTCTCCGACATTCAAGGAGGGTTCCAGAACTTTGATGCAGAATATATTTAGAAAGTAAGGAGGACTGGAGAGTCTGAGCGAAAGCTTCGGGCTCTCTTTTATTTTTATGAGATACCATGAAGAACCGCCCGACAACTGGACGAACTACTACGGCAAGGTATACCGCTGCGACCATCCGGTCTACCGTGTTTCGACCCTTTACATGGAACGGGACAAGGGACTATGCGTCATCCAACAGCGCTACAACGAGGAAACCAAAGCGACCTACTGGGGGCCTATCGACCCGTGGCTGACCGACAAAATTTATCTGCGCATCGGATTCAAGGAGTATTTTGATGCTCACGCAAAGAAGAAGGACTCGCACGGGTACTTTCCGACGGTCACTGTCCGACAGCTCATGTGGGCGCTGCGGATGAAACCGCTCAAGAAAGAGCGGTGGGAGACCAGCTTTGACCATGTACCGATTTGAGGGCCTTTATTTTTTCACTGGACTTTGATATAATATAAATAGAAGAATTGACTGGAGGTGCTTAAAAATGCCTGTATTATGTATGTTTTACGGCATTATTGTTCGGATGTACCGCGAAATAGGCGGGAAGCATAATACGCCTCACATTCACGCAGAATATTCCGGACAGGAAATCGTAGTTGCTCTGGACGGAACGATTCTGGAAGGAAAATTTCCTAAGAGCCAGATGAAGCTTCTGGATGCATGGATGGAGATCCACAAGGATGATTTGGCGGCAAACTGGAAGCTCTTGTCCAACGGCGAACAGTTCTTCCGCATTGATCCTCTGAAGTAAGGAGTGACTTTTATGTTGCAGCCGAAGCTTATTAAAGTTGAGCCCATTGATTCACTGAAGCTTCGCCTCTATTATGAGACTGGAGAAGTGAAGCTGTTCGATGTGACACCGTACGCAACCGGCTCATGGTATGGGCAGCTGAAGGATGAAAACTATTTCAGAACAGTTCAGATGCTGCCAGGAGGTATAGGCATCGAATGGCCTGAAGGCCAGGATATAGCCCCTCATGAGCTATACGAAAACAGTGTCATAGTAAAGAAAACTGCATAAATCATTGATATTTTCGAGGAGAGCTTACGAGAGATCGCAGGCTCTTTTTCTTTTGCTCAAGACGCGAAAAAATCTCCTTGTATTATGGGATAAAGCCCGAAATAAAGGAGAACGTATTATGAACGAATCTATTTTTAATAAAATTTGGAACTATACGATTTCGGTCGGGCAGATCATTACGACATTCCTGATCGGGTGCGCTGTTGCACTCGTGATGTGGCTGTTCGTACAGATTTTCCGGCCGTCGAAAGACTGATATTTTTACGATAGACCGGCAAACGACGTAACATCGGCTTTATCTCGGGAAGAGCTTATGGAAACATAGGCTCTTTCTTTTTTGTCCGGCGCGAAAAAATCAGCCTGCTTTATGGAGGTAAGAGGGCTTACATTGAAAGGAGAAAAACCTATGATGAAAGCTATTAAGAACTTTATGAACAAACCGATTACTTGGGGCGACAGCTTTAAGTGGAGCGGCACTTTTCTGGGGCTGTATGCAGCAGTCATCGGAGCATGTGTTGCTTACGAGAAGTGGACGAACTACAAGGCTGAAAAGGAAATGATTAAAGATTCTGGAGATCGCACCGAATTTGAAACCGGTGCCAAGCGCGATATGCATGCGGGGAAGGGCCGCATGGATCTCTTGCCTTGGCACGGCATCATGGAGGTCAGCAAGCACTGCGAGGAGGGCGCATTGAAGTACGGCGAGCACAACGTGGATAAGGGTATCCCGCTGCATTCGTTGCTAGACAGTGCTTCTCGGCATCTGGCAAAGTACATGGTCGGAATGGACGATGAGGACCACCTGCGCGCTGCCTGCTGGAATCTGCTCTGGGCATTGAACCAGCGGGTGACGCACCCGGAGTTGGATGATAGGTTTGCGGTAAAGATGAAAAGCTCTAACGATGAACCGCTTATCACACTTGTCTGTAGCTCCTGTGGTATGCATTTTAAAGCGCCGACCGAATGGTGGGTCCGCAAAAGATCACAGTATACCAATATTCCAGACGGAGTGATGACGACTTGCCCTCATTGTGGGAATGTAACAATCGTTCGGGAGGTAAAAACTGATGAGTGACTGGATGCGCGAAGTGGACTATGCAACCTACTGCCCGAAGTGCGTGAATTTCAAGGTGCTGGAAACGGACGAGCCCTGCAATGAGTGCCTGACGGAGTGTGCGCGGGAGGGCAGCAAGAAACCTGTGAAGTTTGAAAATAAAAGGGAGAAGGCCAAGTAAGGCGCGAAAATAACAGCTTCCTTTATGGAGGTGATTATTATGATTGATAAATTCAAGATTCGAGTGATAATTGCAGTATGGGAATACCATATTGCTATGTACACATGGTGGGATAAGCATCAGAAAAATGCTTATAAGCATGCCATGTGGAAATGGCATATGTGGCACTCTATAGAATGCAGCAAAAAAGCTTGGACATTGATCGGCAAAATGTATTGCCAGTAAAATACTGAGAGCCGTGGAGAAATCTGCGGCTCTTTCTTTTTATCATTGAAGGAGATGCTTGTATGCAACGTATGAACATTAAATGTTGCCATTGTGGAGACTATACCCCATTTATCACAGAGGAGAACATTGAAGTTATTCCTCAAGTTAATCTCACAAGAACCGACATGGATATTTTGGACCATATCGCTGAGGCATTTGCGAAATGCGATTGCTTGTGTACGTGTAATTTCTTACGCCGGGTTCAGAGTGAAGTGACCAAAAAACTATGATGCTGCACGCCTTGCCGAGACCTATGCCAGCTATCAGGCCAAGGAAAATGGCACAAGACTGCACGCATTTGCGGCAGAGTGTATTGCTCTTGGTCAGAAGCTGCCGAAAAGCAAAAAGACGCTTAACGCCTACGTCAACGATGCCATCGGCTTCCGTATGACACCGGAACAGGTGCTCTATTATTCGGGCAACTGCTTCGGAACGGCAGATTCTATCGCTTTTAAGAACAACTTACTGCGAATCCACGACCTCAAGACCGGAGCTGTTCCTGCACATATGGAGCAGCTCTTTATTTATGATGCACTTTTCTGTTTGGAGTACCGCATACACCCGCAGGACCTGTTTTTAAGTTCATGACCATGGGCAGCATCCAGAACACCACGGGTGCGAAGAGCGACCGGGTGAAGATGGCCTCCACCAAGAAGGGAATCGAGAATTTCCTGACGGGTTCGCTGCTGGAGATACGCCCCATGACCATCGAGAAATTACAGGGCCGGCGCGACCGTGTGGCGACCGTGGACGAATGGCTCTCCTGTGACATCCGGGAAGACCCCATCGGCGCCATCGAGCAGGGCGCAGCCAAGAACGAAGATTATCTCATCGTGGCGGCAAGCTCGGAGGGTACTGTCCGAAACGGCTGCGGCGACACCATCAAAATGGAGTTGATGGAGATCCTGAAGGGCGAGTATGTCAACCCGCATGTCTCCATCTTCTATTACAAGCTGGACTCTATCGACGAAGTAGGCAAGCCGGAAATGTGGCTGAAGGCGAACCCGAACCTCGGGCAGACTGTGAGCTACGAGACTTATCAGCTGGATGTGGAGCGCGCGGAAAACTCGCCCGGTGCACGGAATGATATTCTGGCCAAGCGCTTCAACCTGCCGATGGAAGGCTACACCTACTTCTTTACTTATGAGGAGACCCTGCGGCACCGACACCGGGACTTCTGGCAGATGCCCTGTGCCATGGGCGCTGACCTTTCGCTGGGCGACGACTTCTGCTCGTTTACCTTCCTGTTCCCGCTGGAGAACGGATATTTCGGGGTGAAGACACGGGACTACATCACCAGCTACACCCTCTCACAGCTTCCGCTGGCGATGCGGCAGAAGTACGAAGAGTTCATGAACGAAGGCACTTTGCAGGTGTTCGACGGGACTGTACTGGACATGATGCAGGTTTACGACGACCTCGACGCCTACATCCTGCAGAGCGAGTACGACGTGCGGGCCTTTGGCTACGACCCCTACAACGCGAAGGAATTCGTGGAGCGGTGGGCGCAGGAGAATGGCCCGTTTGGCATCGAGAAGGTCATTCAGGGCGCAAGGACGGAGAGCGTGCCGCTGGGCGAACTGAAGAAGCTGAGCGAACAGAGAAAGCTGCTGTTCGACGAGGCACTGATGGAGTTTGCTATGGGCAACTGCATTACGCTGGAGGACACCAACGGGAACCGGAAGCTTTACAAGCAGCGGCACGACAAGAAGATCGACGCCGTGGCGGCGCTGATGGATGCCTACGTGGCGTGGAAGCTGAACCGGGATGCATTTGAGTGAGGTTATATATGATATGTGACTGGTGGGATCATATCGCCCATGCAATCAGTTTGAAGTGAAGGCAGGTGAGAAATCAAAATGGATTACTGGAAGTTCATGGAGCACGGGCTATTCGAGAAGGGCAGTGCGCGGAAGAACCACAAGTATTACCAGCGGGTCGAAGTAGGCACGGACCGGAACGGCAACACGGAATATTACTACTTCTACAGTAAGGAAGCATACGACAACTATCGGAGAAGCCGGGCGATCAGCAGAGGCGAGGACACCGACAGGAAGCCGACCCGCGCCCAGCAGAAAGAGTGGGATAAACAGAAGACCCTGAACGGCAAAGCCCGCCTTACCGGGGCATACCGTCGGGAGAGACACCCGAACGGGCGCGGTGCGTGGGTGGCTACCGAGGAGTACGAGGACAAAGACGGTAAGCTGAAGCTGCGCAAGAAGTACATCTCGGGAGAGCAGGCAACAGACCTGCGGAACAATATGTACCGAAAAAAGCGGGCCGAGGCAGAGACGGACAAGGAAAAGAAAGCCCGCATGAAAGCCGCCAAGAAGCGGTATAACAAGAAAATGTCGGCGGCACGCCGGAAGTGCGCTGTGCAGAAGGGCGCCCAGAGAGTAGCAAGGCTGCTGGAGTGGAAGCTGACATTGGACAGAAAGTGAGGTGACCGCAAAGTGCGAGTATACAAAGATGAGCTGTACCACTGGGGCATCAAGGGCATGAAGTGGGGCGTGCGGCGATACCAGAACAAGAACGGCACCCTGACGGCGGCCGGAAAGAAGCACTACAGCGGAGACGGGAATGCAGGCGAGGACTCCGAACAGGTGGAGTATGCGCCGAAGCGCTCGGGCAAGAAAGCCGAGGATTACTCCGATGAGGAGCTGCGGGCGCGCATCAACCGGCTCCAGATGGAAAAGCAGTACCGCGACTTACAGGGGCAGACCAACATCCGGGCCGACGACCCCAACAAGGAGCTGAAGGCCGAAAAGGAGCGCTTGCAGCTCCAGAAGGACGTGAAGCAGCTGCGGAACGACGTGTACGGCGGGAAGAGCTTTGTAAAACAGGTCATGTCGGACGCCGGAAAGCAGGTGCTGACCAAGGCGACAGCGGGCGTGATGAGCTACGGCGTGAAGAAATTTGTTTCGGATGTGCTGGGCAAACCGGAGCTGGCGAATGCTGTGGTGAACGGCAGTGCCGGAGGCGGACAGAACGACAAGAAAGACGACAAGAAATAGCTGTTTGGATGCTGCACTATCGCAATTTTCAAAAATAGTGCCTATCAAAATAGCATATTTGCGATATGTAGTTTGCGGATGTTGCTTGTGCATTAAAAACGCAAACTGCTATAATTTCTCGACCTGCGATAGAAAGGATAAAGATGCCTAACACATTTGGTTCCAGGCTGAAACACGCCTGGAACGCATTTCTGAACCGGGACCCTCCCCGGGTGTACGGAGGGGGCTACAGCTACCGGCCCGACCGGCCAAGGCTGAACCGGACGACCGACCGAACCATCCTGACGGCAATTTACGCCCGGATGGCGCAGGACGCCACAGCGATCACTATAAACCACGTAAGGCTCGACGAAAACGACCGCTTC